TTTAACAATGTAACTGGCGATACTACTGCTTTCACCGGCGGAACCGATTGGAGCGATGCTGATCCTACTGGCTTGACTATCGTAGATTTTGTTGGTGGAAAAGGACCGAACGATGGCTGTCTTGCTGCAGTATGGTACTTAAAGCAAGGCTCAGAAATTAGACTTTCGGGCTCTGTACATAATGGTATTAAAAGCATAACACAAGCAGGAACAAACAGTGTATTGCACGCTTCGTCCATGATGACCGCATCAGTCGGCGCGCTTTATGAAAGAAGCGGTACAAGCACACATAGTGTTTTGATAGACGGCGAAAAATATGAATTCGATTTCAGCAGAACATCGAGCAAATTTATTCGTAAAGTCTTTAACACAAATCCGACGAAGACCAATAGTACGATCAACAGTGCAACAAAAAATTACTGGCTAGGTGAAACTTTCGAAGGCACAGTCAACCGAATGATTACAGGTTCCACTCCTGGAGACGTCCTCGGTTTCGTTGCTGCTTTGAACAGTGGTGGAAGTCAACTTGTTCCTCATGCTGACCGTCGTTTCGGACAACAAGCTTCAAGAACTGGTTGGTTTATTTCGCAAGACCCGCGCACAAATCATACAGGTTTTGATGCGGCTAGTACAACTTACGTCACAAAGCTATTCCGACTGGAGTCGCTTGACGATGGCGCTTGGGTGCAGAGCAACATTAAAGTATCAATCCAGGATATTAAAGCCCCGAGAAACCAGTTTGAAAAATATGGTTCCTTTTCGGTTGTCTTAAGAGATATCCGTGATACTGACAATGCTCCAGTTATTATGGAGAGCTACACAAATTGTAATCTCAATCCAGATTCAGAAAATTATGTTGCTCGACGTATCGGAGATAAATTCCTTCGCTGGAACAACGTCCAGAGAAAATATCAAGAAGAAGGAAACTATGATAATGTGTCAAAATTTGTCCGCGTTGTTATGGATTCCGACATTGATGCAAACGGACCAGATCCATTAGAATTGGTGCCATTTGGTACGTGGGGTCCATTACGCTACAAAGGATTTTCATTTGTCTCTGGTTCTACTAACGAAACTCTTACTGGTGGTAATTTCATTACTGGTCCTAAACGTTGGAGCGAGCCCGTAGCTAACATCAGCCGCGGCACTGGGCTA